AAAATTATTATTATTAAATCCTGATGATTTACCCTTAAATTATTTTGATAAAACTTATAAAGATATTTTTAAAAGTGAAGAATTATGTCAATTTATATTGAACGTTATTGAACCATTCAGACATTGCAGAATATATACGCTCGCCACCTCTGTTGAAATACTCTTCGCAATCACAGCAATCTGTAATGGCACTTGATTTACAATTCCAAGAATCTATTTCTCCCTTTTCTCCTTTTTTAAATGCTTTTTCATAGCCTTTAATTTTTCTTTCCTTAAACCAAGCCATCCATTTAATCACATCTGGATAAAATAACCTATCCCTTTTCCAATAGTCTTTGTATTTCATTGGTATGATAAAAGAAGGGACAACGTTATCACAAATCCATTTGAAAAAGCCAACGTCATACACATCGACCATTGCCATTCTATCAGTATTAGGAGGTGTTTTCTCTTCGTCATGAGCTTCTTCAGGAGTTTTTGGTAAATATTCAGATGTATCTTTATTAAATACTAAAACTTCAACTCTTCCTCCCTTTTCAGCAAACTCATTGTCCAAGTCCAAATATGTTTGTTTATCTGTTCCATATATCATTTGACTAGCATATTTAGTACCGCTTTCATAATTGTAATAATCTTCAGCACTAGTATACACCCTATCACAATGACTATACTGTTTCAATAAATTATAATATTCATTGAAGAAATAATACCATTTACTTAGGTTTTCAAATGAGAGTACAAAATTACAAAGTTTATCATATTCAGTGCCACTTTGCGCATAACAATGACATCCATTAACAACAGAATATGTCTCCGCTGATTGTGGTCTTCCATCACTGTCCAATTCATTTGGATTATGGTTTACCACTATGTTAACTGGCACCATACCCCAATTGCTAGTATATTGCCATTGCCTTTTATCTGATTTCAGTGACTCTTCATCAAAACAGTAAATATCTGGATTATTGTCTTTATATGCAGGCCATACACTAGGCAACCTAGATGTCATCGGTTCTAAAGATATTTGTTTTTGAATAATTCTCATTCCACTTCGTAATTAAATGATTTCTTATTAAATTGCTTCTCATTTACATTTATAATCGCCCTTCTAGGTCTATTGAGTTTAATGTCATTAAGTAGTTTTTTACCTTCTTCCTTATCAGGGTCAATCTCCTCATCAGACTCGTTCATTACCTTCAATTCAAACAAGTTCAAATTTATTACACCATCATCATCTTGTGTAACATACCTATCGTCAAACACATATCCATACTCTTTCCTATTAAAATCATACACTGCATATAAAGGTATATATGTCTGGGCATAAACATATGATAATGGAATGCCCCTTTTAAGCTCGTCCTCATCTTCTAGACTTGTAAGACTTAATGGTCTTTCTGGATACATCTTATTATAAGCAGTTCCATCACTGTTTTTTGTGTTGCCACTCCAATGCATAGGTATAATGAACGGTATTGTTTTACCAATCCCAGCATGGTTAAATTCAATTTTCATATAAATAGGTTTCGGATGAAGTTTTTCAGCGTATTCCCTAAAAATATAAATGTAAAAGCCCTCAGAAGATGTATCTGTTACATACTTGTTGTCAACTACAAGCCTAGAACTTATCCTATGCTCGTCTGTACTCATATTTACATTATCACCATCATCTTGATAACTATCATATCTAATTCTATCGCTAGCCAACCCCAAATATTCAGTTTTAACATCAATTTTGTTGGTCTTGTAAATGCTTTCCCCAGAAGTGGCATCTGTTTTAGGAGACAAAATAAATCTTGTGGTTTTATCTTTCTTAAATATAGGCTCAGAAACAGAACCATATTCTCTTTCATACTTTTTTGAATTGTCAATAAACCTTTTAAACAACTTATGTCCATCAACAAATATGCAAGATGTTGCTAGCAATGATTGCGTTTGTGGGTCAGTGCTGTCATAAAATGATAATCTAGCAAACGATTTGGCAACTTTAGACCTTTGATAAAATATGTCATCATTAGTGAAATATAATAATCCCATTAAGTCTGAAGACTCCATCAATGTCTGTCCACTTTCTTTTCTTTTTCCTTTTAAAATATCACAATATGGATGAAAATCGGTTATAAACCAGTTATCCGTTGTTGCGCTAGTGTCGTATGCTGCATCACCATCGTTTATTTTCCAAGAATCCAAATTTCTACTTCTGAAATGGAAATTAAGATTTATCTTGTATATCGGTTCAAAAATAGTTGAAGCACCACTATATGCCCCATTCATATACTTTGGCAGATAAACGTCTTTCTCCATGTCAACTATTGGATTGATAGCCTTTTCTTTTTCTGCCTCAAAAAAATCACGTGTCACTATATCATCTTGCATCGTGTTACTAGCAACGTCCATTCTCAACGATAAAGGAATATCAATGTATCCATTTTTAACAAATATGGTCAAATCATTGAACAAATCATAATAATCGTCACTAGACGTAGGCGTATTGTTCCTTAAAAATGGTAGATTACTTGTTATTGATTTATCCCCAAAAATTTTATTCTCAACATACAATGTGTAGGAATTTTGGTTACTTACCACATCATTGCATATTTCATTGGTAATCATTCTGTTGAATTCATCCGTAAACTCAGTAATATTAACGTCTGGTTCGCATATATATGTAGAATTACCTATTTTTTCTATAATGTTAAATGTGTATTTTCTTGGTATATCAATTGATGCGTATTTGTAAACGACTTCTTCATCTTCAGGTTCTGTCTTTGCACTGACTTCCCTTATGATATATTTTTTATTATCTATAATAACCCCATCATAAGGTCTTATATTATAATTGGCTGTCACTGCTGAAATACTGTCTTTGACAACTATTTTGCCATAACGCTGCAAAGTGCCGCCACTAGTTGAAGCTGACAAAATCAGCATCGGCACTTTTTCTTCACCTATTGTAACCAAACAATCTTCATCAACAGTCTTTCCGTTTATATAATCAATGTCATATTCATTATCGTTTATGATTACTTTATCTAATAAATTTTTTTGTACTAGATATTTTCTAGAATTGAAGATGACAAATTCTTCATCTTCTCCACCATAAGAATTAGAGTTATATACAATAGATTCGTGTTTTTCATCCAAATCATTTTCAAATATGATTTGTTCTCCAAGTTGTAGCGGAGAATGAATATTGTCAAGATAAACTATTATCTCATTACCATCATTTGCGTTTATAACATCGTGCTCAACTGTAAAATATGTTTTTTCTTCGTCTATATAAATGAATGCAATAACATTTTTTAAATCATTCATATTATATACTCTATGTGATAAAATATTGCCAGAACTAGAGTTAATTAAAAAATTGTCATTATGATAATTTTCATAATCAATTCTTGATGTTTCATCGCTAAATTCGTCAGCAAAATATAAAGGATAGTCTTTTGTTGCTAAATTGTCGATTCTGTCTTCAGTTTTAGCGCTTGTAACATATAATGGTATTTCGCATACAAATTCATAATATGAATCCCCAGAGTATTTTTGCTTCACGTTACAATAATGGTCTTTGTACTTGACATAGTAAAAATACCTAGCAAAAGTAATTCTATTGAATCTTTCCTCTTGTCTATTGTTTTTAGTTAATTTGAATTTAGTGACTTCTTTATACATAGTAGAGGAAGAGAACTCAATGTCTTTGCATCTTGTAATAGCTGAAGGGGGTAATGCGTCACCAGTTTCTTTATACTTTAGTATTCCATTATCGCCTTCGTTTACGTCATATACATATACGTTTCCATCTATCTCAACTTCTCCATCCTCAATCCAATATACAGTATCTATTTTAATTGGATTTTCCGCTTTTCCGCTAGTAGGTTCAACTTTAATGGTCTCAACAATAGCAGACGATGCTTTATCATAATTTAAGAGATTGTTAATTGTATATCCAGATTTATTTTCGTCCCAATAGAAAAACTTGTCTTTATTAACGATATATTGATAGTTAATCGTCTCTCCGCTATTTACGATTGAATAATCAATGGTTGAACTTGTGAATACATCATATTCCTTTTCTTTTACAATAATATATCCTTGCCTTTTAACGTTTTTACATTCAACATTAAGAGTACTATCTGTATTGTTAATGCTATTGGTTGATGCTAGTCTTTCAAACTTTTCAAGATGATAACTAGGTTCAGTTACCCCAGTGACATATGAGAGGTCTGGAGAGAGATATTTCTCTTTCCAATCCAATTTATCTCTTTTAATGCTATTATCGCTTAATTTAATTTCGTATTTTAACATTCTATATCTGCTTCCTTAATGTAGTTATCTTCTTTTGTCATATCTGTTATATTACCTTCAATGTCTGTGGCATCATACAAATGATAATTATTGTATGGGTCTTGTCTTCTGACAAACAAATCAATTCTCCTATTGACATAAAATGCACCATTCGTGAACGGATATTCCTCTATCGAATCATCACTTTTGTTAAAACCATTATTAAGCACATTTCTCCAGATTATTCTGCAAGTACCATCTTTTAAAATTCTCGCATAAGAAGGAACACCTAAATTGTCCATTTTAAATAATTTAAAACTTTGCACTTTAATTGATGCCATTGGCTTTTGCGTTGATAACTCCTCTATGGTGGAATTCGCATATGTTATATTCGTTAATTTATCTGTTTTCTCATCATAAACTCTGCAAGTAAATGTCCTATAATTATCTGTTTTCCCACTAACTGCAATAAGTTTATAATACCTATCACTTATTGTATCATATAACATTGCTTTATCGCCATCGCTGAGAAAATGCTGCTGCAAAGTAACGAATGTATACAACCCTTCCGTTTTGTTTTCTTGCTTAAATTGCCTTATCGTTAAGAAATCTGGCGTTATTGTTTGAAGTTTATCAAACGTTTTAATCGGTATTTCATAATGTGGATTGTAATAATAGCCTTCTGGCAGTTTAGTGCAACCTTCTCTTGTCACCGTTTCAATTGAATATGCATCGCCAGCATCATAATCATCAGTTTTAATTTCGTCATACACATATGATTCAAAATATTGTTTGGCTTTTTCACTTATTAGTTCTCTTTGTGCAGTGTTAAATCTATGATTAACATATTGGATATGTCTTTCTATTGCGTTATAATTGTCATAGTAGCATAAATCGCCATAAAAATGATTATCAATATCATACCATATTTCCCTAGCCTCAACTATAATTCTATTATTAGTTGATGAGTAATAGCATCTATCTTCAATTTTTTTATTACCATTTATTAAGTTTACATCATAACCAATATTAAGCCTATCAATATTATTTATTCTTACAATATTACGTATAGAATTATCATATATTGTCTCATCAGATGTTTTAATACCACAAGTAACTGGTCCAAAACAATGAGAAAACTCAACATTTTCAAACTCTGTGTTTATTTTATTAGTTGCCCATTCTCCCCCCATTTTATTATTCCAATCGTACCCATACCATTCTTTATAGCCTTTATTGTTTTTTATTATGGTCAAATACAAACTTGTTAATGGTCTTCCAAGATTATCGTGTATATTAGAAATGTCGATGTCATCGGTAAATACAAGTTCTCCAACCTCATCTGTGTATATGTTTTTGGCAAACGCCAACCTACTTATATGATTTTCGAAATCATATTTTTTATCTTGATATGTAGATAGCATTGTTTCGCCATTTTCACGCTGTCTATATATTTCATATTCAGATGAAGTGTCACCGCTTGCAAATTTAAAATTAGGCAATTTAGAAAAAATCCTAATGTAGTAATCGCATTCTATGTCTCCGTATGTCTTTTTATATGATATGTTTTGAGCAGTATCATCAAAATTAACGTAACTGTTGTTTATCACGTAATACTTATATGGTTTAGAAGGGTTTTTAAAATAAGGCCATCTATCGTCCATTGTATATGATACCCCATCAACTGTGATTGGTACACGACCATCTTTTTCGTTATCTGCCAAATAAACCCAGTTTTTACTTATTTGTGTATTTGAGTTGAAAACCATAAAAATATAATCATCAACTATTTCGGCAACTTCTGCATTGTCTAGAACTTTTTCATTATTCATACTAGTACTAGCACTATACACTTCATCTGGTTCTACTAGTTTGCTACCGCCACAAACTGTTTGGGCTGAATATTGGTGTTTTAATATTTCTAACTCATCTTCTGCTTCATTAAGGTTATAGAATGTTCTAGAAATTACATTACCACTAATATCTTGTATCCAATACGTTTCTGACGCAAATGTTTTATATATATTAACATAGTCTCCTTTAGAAAGTCCATGTTTTGCAATACTATATATGACAAGTTGTGTTGTTCCGTTATCAGCCCTAATGTTTTCATCAAAATATATCGCTTTCAAAGAGTTTAAACCGTCATTTGTCTCAATAATATCCCCAAAAGGCTCGGTTGACGAACTTGGTGTATAGGAAGAACTTGGATAAGTGATACAATAATTCCAATTTTTTTCAATTCTTTTTTGGAAATTATTATATTTTGGAACGAAAGAATACAAATCACGACCTGGATACATATCAACGAAATCTCCACTATTCAAATACGAAAGTGGTCTCTCTATTTCCATTGAATCATTTTCCGCAAAATCAGAATAACTTTTAATTTTTGGTCTATTGTAGAAACCAACCCAACCGTTATACTTAGGTATAAGCCTTTCTTCTAACGTTTTTTCGTAACTTAAAATATCATCATATTCATAAAGATGTAATGTAAGCAATTTAAGATATTCTTTACCTTCAAGTGAACTCTCACTTATTGGGAAATATAATTTCTCAACAACTTTTTTACCATCTACAGTTCTCATTAAATCTGCGATAGTATTAAATGCTGTATATTCTCCCATATCAGTCATAGGACATTTACATACAGTTTTAAATGTGTTACTCCTAACTAGATGATTATTAAGAAAATCTAAACCACAATGATAGATAAATCCGATATTATTTTTTGATAATTGTGTGTCCCTTATTGCATTTGTTGGATGTATTGCTGATTCAATTACACCATTAGCATAGTGCTTTGTATCAGTAATGTCGGATAATTTTTTGTTTGGTTGTAAACCAAAAACATAAGTATCGCGTGACTGGTATTTCATTTCTCCACTATTCCAAAAACTCATAGTTTTTGGCTTATAAATGACGCTATCAAAAATTGGACTATATCCAGTTGGACTATCTCCAGAAGGATTAAGAGAATAATTAATAAAAGTAACAGCACTACTGCCTTCGTTATGTACTATTTCAGTAATACGATTAAAAAGAACATTAGAACATATAGGATTGACTTGGCAAGTCAATCTTATCTTATTACATTTTTCCCTTTCTTCCCTATACTGGTCATATTGGCTTATTACCTCGGAAGCATCATTCAAAGGTAGAAGTTTTCTCCTACCTTTGAACTGTACATCTAAGCCCTCACTAGTATTGGAAGACTTTTTACTGTCAAATCCTTGTAAAAATATTTTTGTATCCATATTACTTTATGCAGAAAACTGTTTTACTTTTATCTCCCTCTTTTTCTGGAAGTTTATCTTGACTAGATAATGTTATTGAGAAATATGTATTTCCATCAAATATTTTGTATGTGAAGTTAGTTGGTGTCTTAGCATATATAGCCATTTTAACTGGTTCAGAGCCATCATTAGTCCACTTAGGGTCTTTTAATATGCCCATATTTTGGTCCCATTTAACAATGAATCTTAAATGTTTCCATTGTGTTCCTTCATCATGGCTAGATACCTCTATTCCATCTTCAACAAAATATTTATTGCCATAAGAATCAATAAATTCAAAGATATAGCCCATACTTTTATAATCAGCAAGCGCATAGTTCTGAATTTCTACAGGAGAAGCCCCAGAGAAAGTGTTAAATTTCATTTCAAATGACAATACTTGTGTATACATTTTACCTTGGTCTTCAGTATCTATTTTTTTATATTCAACATAAGAAAGCAATAAAGGTTTACCTTGCTCGTCCTTTTCGCCACTATCAGATTCAGAAATTGATTTTACTAACAAATGTCTACAATCATATATCTCAGGAAATTCTATAAGTCTAATGTGTCTTGTTAATGTGTCATCATCCTTATAAACATATTCTCTATCAATAAGCATTGTAAATGCATTTATCTGTTCTGTTGAACTTTCTGGCTTTAAATCAATATTTTCTTTTAAAAATCTTATATCTGCAAAATCATTATTGTTGGAATTTAATGGCTTCCCTTCTTTCCAAAAGAATTTACCTGGAACGGTTTTTCCCATTTTTGTTAGGAAGCCACCACCAACATTAACTCCTTGAGGTAAAAATGTATCGCCACCAGTTAGATTTAAAAAGTTCCACATTGGTATTCCAAATGTATAAAACTCTGTTTTATCAATTGCCCCATCTAACGAAAGTCCATCTGCATACCTTGGTGCGTCATCCTTTCCAATTTCCATGTCAGGGTTGGCTGATTTAATAAATGTCAATCCATCAGTATAAGGTGGTGTATTATAAGGTATATAAGGTAACACTTTAATTAGTTTTGGAACTTTAGTGTAAATATCGAAATCTTGGAAAGGTGCATCGTCTTTAAGGTTATAATTAAAATTCAAATTGGCATATTTTGCATCGAACCTTTTCCACCCCTCACAGCCATCTTCTCCACCGTTTCTTTTGAACACAATATTACCAAACTCTTTATTAGTTGCATCTGGTGAAATAAATTTAATTGGCTGTATAAAGTTCAAATTAAAATTAGTTTCCTCTTTTGGCTGGGCTTTACATTTAATAAAACCATCATTACCTTTAGATACTTTCATTCTATATGAACACCCTTCATTAGTAAACAAATACTGCAAAGATGGATAAATATTACCAATATCTATAAACCTTTTTGTTGGATATGTTTTCTTTTCCAACACATCTTTTCTATTGAAATCATAATTATAAAGTTTTTCTTTATACTTAGATTTCGTTGGATAATTGAAAACATAAAATGGGTTTACTAAATTGCAAAAAGCACCTTCTCCGTATTTACTATCTTGGTCTGATGAAAGACCACGAGTTGTATATAAAGTAAGCCTTTCATGATTAAACATAGACCAATAGAAATTCCTTAAGTCAAACCCAGCAAATTCATTAACATAAGGCTCTTTGATAATTTGATGGTCATCATCAATTTTATCAAAATCTCCACCATCAAATCCGAAATGTTTACCATTATAAACAATATCATGCATCTTAGACCACACAGTACTTTTTTCGTGATTATACAAAGTCACAGCTTCCATATACTTTGACTCACCATATTCATCTAGTTTTGACAGATAAGGACTAATACCAACTTCTCTATCGTTTGAATCAGTATGTGCATATTTATCACCATCTGAATAATAATAAGAGTACTCTAATCGTTTATTAGCTTTTTGGTTTATCACATCACCAGTAGTATCTGCGGATGCAACAGTTGTGGCAGAAATAATGTTATATTCGTCATCATATGACATTTCTATACCATTATAAGTGAAACCGCTAATTCTTAAAGATTTCCAAGGTCTTTCTTTATTATCCTCAGTATGTAATCTGAAATTTTCCCCAATGATAGGACCTAAAATAGTTAAATCATAATCATAACGTCTATCTATATTCAACACTCTTAACCAAGGGTTAACAATTCTTTTCTTGGAATCTCCGTATCCAGTCAAATCTTGTTCACCTTGTTTATAAACTTTTTCGAATGTCTCTATATTTGGACGTTCATCATCAACCCCTAGATATTTCAGAATATCTTGTTGATATGGGCTTATAGATGCAAAATTAGGCTGTCTTAGAATACTTGGTTTTTTTATTAACTGAATTTTTGTTCCAGGAACATATCCACCATTATGCGTAAACCCAGCAAAATAGTTACCTATTCGCCCCCTATGTCCATCATTAGTTTTTCCATCCATATAAAGACTGCTGAACTCTGGGTCTCCACTTGTTACCTCACTCGCAGAACTCTTAGAATGACCACTAGCGTTCAATCCGACAACATTAGGATAATTTGTTGGGAATGTAACCATTCCACTATCTTTAAACAAGTATGATTGTCCATGGTTTGCTGCAAGAAACTTTGACTCGTCATCATAATAAGGAGCGATACTCCTAATAAGAACTGGTTGTGTTCCGCCAGTTGAAGTAAACTCAAAATTATTTTGTCCTTCATTACGAACATAAACGGCATCAGATAGTGCAAACATTGAATTGAATTTCATTTCAAGAATGTTCCTTTTCATTCCTTGCATATGTATATCATCATTAACCCTTATGTAATCTTTCCACAAATTCTTATTTTTGTCAGAAGCCTCATTTGGCTCAATGCTAAACATATATGAAGATTCTTGATGTACACCAAACCATCCAGTTATTCCACTGTCAATACCACTGTTTATTGGATTTTTAATATTTTCTGCATTTAGTGAGTAAAATTTACTAAACGTACCATAATGACCGTTTGCGACAGATGCGTTAACACTATCATTAATGCTACCAATCATAAACGCAGTAGGCATCGTGTTCAAGAACGTGTTGAAATTATCAGCGTTATAGATAGTGATAATCGTACTGCTTGCATTATCCAATGCTAGTTTGGTACAACTTTTACATCCTTGTATGATGGTTACCACAAACGAATTTGGCTGATATACAAAGAACGATACCTTTTTACCCTTTGTTTCATCAGGTTTACGTTCACCTTGCTTAACATAGGTGTACTCGTTCCAATCCATTCCTAGAAATACCTCTTTTATCTTTTTGACTGCTCTTTCCTCGTCAATTTTCATATTACTAGAAGCAGTTTGTGCGGAAGCAATGGCGTTGTATACATCACACATACAATTTTTAGTTTCTCTATCTCTATGGTTTTCATCCCATTCCATTGACTTAATGCTGAAATAAGCAACGACAGAAGAAGAAACATCACTGTGACCACTAATACAGATTGTATAGCCGCTGTTTTCTGAATAATTGGAATAACTAGCATCATCAATTATACAGTCATATCCATCACAAGTAAAACCTGTAATATCTATAACCCCATAGAAATGATTATCTTCGTGGCAAATATAGTCAATTCTAGTTGCAGCAGAACTATAGAACTTAGCACTTAGGTTTGTTGTTTTATATTCGACATTAATTTTTGGCATATCTAATGTTATTCTTTCTGTAACACTTCTACCGTCAGAATCAGTTAGTGTTAAATAATACATTTGATTTGTCAAACCATTGCTCTTATAAGGTTCTATATCTACAGATTCTTTTTCTCCTTTTTCGTTTTCTTTTTGGTAAAAAATCGTTCCATTTTCATTCGCTTGAGGTTTTGATGTTCCATCTTCAAAATGTCCTCCAATGATAAAATCACGAGTTGTCATACCAGACTCACTGATAACAAGAGTATCTTTTTCATCGTATAAAGTATAAGAAAAAGGAACTCTAATATCATCAGCATTAACCCTTATAAAAGCATAGCCATCTCCATCTGAATGATTGTCGTATGCTTCTGGGCAATAAGACCTTGGTCGTGTATCCAAGAAAATACTGAATGGTTTCTTATCGTTTTGGAAACACTCTGCATAAAACATTTCATTGAATTTATCTATAGCGGTACTGCCTTTTTTAATACCGAAATAGAAATAGAATGAATTGTTATATAACGGCATATGATATGCATTATCATCTGAGTTACTAGGTACTTTATAGAAATGCCTAACTCTACGCTCACTGTTTTCACTAAAAACATCATTTTTTTCAGCACCTAACCTAAATGTAACATATGAGTTGTCATCCTTCTCATCGTACATTGGTTGCTTAAACCCATTTTTATACCTAGTCATAAACACTTGATGCCTACCGTCAAAATCAACTGGATAAATATATTTGAATTTAGGTATTAAATAATTAGTGTTTTCATCTGGAACTTGTGTGGTATATCCTGATATAGATTCTTGATATGCTTGTGGTATAAAACCTATATGGTTCATAGTGGCAAACATAGCCCTGTTTTCCATATCGTCTAATTCCAATTTAGTGATAAAACCATCTGCTTTAATCTGTCCACTTTTTATTTTAGATTCTTCATCGTGCGCATACCTCATTGTATATGATGTATCCAAAGATACACCAAGTTCACTAAGACGTTCAACATTAATGCATGACTTAGCTTTTGTGTCTGCAAATGTGCAGCCCAAATCCATAAATAAGCCTTGTCTATATCTAGGAGAGTCATCTTCAGAAACGCTTGCTCTACGCCAGTCCATACCAGTTACAACAGTATTTCCAGTTTCCTCCGTATCTGTTGATGCATCATACTGAACATTTTCAGCATCTTTTTCATCTTCGCCTTCTTCCTCCTCAATTGTCGCAATTGCAGGAATATTAGCTGTTGTAGATGGTAAGCACTTAAAAAATTGAGGTATGCCGTACAAATTATTTTCGATTAAATTACCTAACAAAATAATATCAGTTGCATATAATCTAACAGCATAAAAATTTTCAGGTCTTTCAGCCAATGCTTGTCTTGGATTAACATTATCACTAGTTGCTTGTAAAGCAGCATAGTAATATACAGTTAAATTATCTTTGTTAACGAAAGGACGTATTAAGCCTCTCCTATATCTAACTTGTTCAGCCCTGTTCTTATGCCATTTTTCTTCACTTTCATTTGCTTTACTAGCATCAACTTCAAGAGAAATATCTTTATATGGTATTTCACAAGTAACATAAGTTTTTAAACGTGAATAACTATCAGTCTCGCACGAGCAAAAATCGTTTTTAGCACTACTCCTAAATAGTCCTAATAAATAACTTCTTTTTTTCCTTTTCCTCCAATACCATAAAGGCATATAAAGAGTTCCGTTAACCCAATCTTGGTATAAATCTAACTTAATAATTTTAAATTCTTGTGCTAAGTTTCTCTGAATTCTATCCATATATTCAGCACCACTCCATACGCCTACTTTTTCGCAATCTCCTTCCATTTCATCAGGGCAATCGCCAAAGCCATTACACCAGCAGCCTGGATAGAACGCTGTGTTACCTTCAGCTAAACCAGCTGAAAGAGCTATACATGTAAGATATTGAACAAGCCAATCAAGATTAGGTATAAAAGTTCCTACAATTGGGATTATTTCGACTATTTTTAATATTTCATTAACTGTATTTATAATAGTATATATAACGCACAATAACGCATTGATAATCCATACTATTATTACTAAAATATTAATTAAAATACATATAAGCATATATGTAAATGGAACGTCAATACGAAGTTTGTTAAACGGTATTGGGTTTTGGTCTTCTACTAAGTTAGAACCTTTCAACGCACCATAGTTTTTTGAATATGGTCTATGAGCAACTTGAACTTTAGGGATATAGTTTTTAACGCTGTATACATTATTCCAATAAAGGTCACGGAAACAATGGTCTGGCGTTGCAGAGCCAAAGTTATACATCTTTTCAATCTCAGCACCAGGTGTGTTTATTACTGGCACTATACCGCTTTCAGCAAATATAGGATTCATTGGCACAAGATACTTAGCAGTATGACTTGAGAGCCCTTCGTCAGCTGTTTCGTTTTTACTAATTCTAAATCTCACTTGAGTTCTAGTAGGAATACCCTTTGTTGGGTTATCAGTAGGAACTACGTTACCATATTCGTCAGTTCCTATATAATCTAGATTCATTGGTATCTGATAGCACCATACCCCATTTTCATCAATTAACTGATTTCCTTGTATCTGGTATTCTTCCACCAATCCATCTGTAGTTCTACGAATCATTTCAATAGTTCCACTACCACCTATAAGTTGATTGTTCATACCATTATCAATGTCTGGAGCACATTTATGACCAATAGAATGGCCCTCATTATCAGAAATAATTGAACCCATGAACACACAAGTAGGTTCAAATTTATACTGAATTTGAATATCGGCACGAGTTATAGAGGCAATACCATTATCGGCATCACCCCAGAAAGGGTAAACAAACACGCTCCTATTCTGTGAAAATATTTGAGCAAGACCATCTAAATTTGTACTTTCTTTAAACTGGTTTGGACTATCAAACATCGTTAAATTATAGCCTTTATACTCAAAATCACGTGGTTTTTGTGAAAGAACGCCAATATCTGATAGGTCAATATCAACGTGAACTGTAACACTTCCAGTAGGAACACCAAATATCATATAGTCACCTGCATTGTTGGTAACTGTAGTATATTTGTAATATTTTTCATATATTTCAAGTTGTATATCATCATCAAGCATAAGGCGTTTGTTTGGAAACGTACCAACGACCCTATAGCAGTCATCATCACTATAATCTGGTAATATATTATACCTTCTTCCTTCTTTATCTTTTGTTGAAACCTCACTATATGGATATAATGCCTCCATGTCAGTGGAATCATTAGTGTCTCGCTCAATAAAAATAGATACCTTTGCATTTGGGATACCAAATGCATCATTAGCAAGAACCCTTCCAACTATAATGCCATAATTGGAAGAGTGTAGTCTATAAGCGTCTTTTTGCCTAAGTTTTAACGATAATACCTCAAGAAAATCAAAATCTTGCTGCATATTAACTTTAAGCAAAGTGTCGCTTATTATGTTTGTGTGTATTCTAAAACTCTTATCCATATATTACTCTTTTAGATATTTACCTAAAAAATCAGGTAAAACAATTGCTTTATTTTTACTAAAAAACATTTTATAAATTGCGACAACAATTACAATCGGAACTAATGCTATCGCTATCGCTAACATAAACAAAAAACCAATTGTTTTTAAGCCAATTGTATAAATTTTATCAAACCAAGTCTGTTCTATTGGCTCTCCATATTTAGTTTCAATAGCAATTTTTTTCTTACAATTACAAGCCATAACATTAATTTATTTATCTTATTTTGCATTTTATTTGTATGTCAAATGATGGATTTTTGATTTCAAAGCAACTGTTATAATCCCCATATAACACTTTATCAATCGCCATTAAATCAATTTGTTCTGATTCAGACCCATCTGGTGTATTAAACGGCTGTGCCATTGAAATGTCACAAGCACTTCCTTCCACTAACGTTGGCAATGGGCATTCGTCTGGAGAATAATTTCCGTTCCAAATTTTATAAACCCTCAAGTCAATTAAACTTACGACACCATCAAGCAAAGTGATTTCTTTTTCCAAGTCACCAATGAATATATCGTCACCCATTTCATGTTTGTTCACGTCAAAATACTCTTTAACCGCATTGATTATATTTGTAATGACGTTCGCTGGATTATAGTTTTTATCTATAAACACATCTATTCCTAGTCCAATGTTATATATTCTACCGCTTTTAATCTCTATGTAATCGTTTATTTGCTTATAATTGGACATATATTCGATGACATTCTCAACAAGAGTCTGAGGAAGCGCAGAATCAAGCTGTCCTAACGCATTTATCCCCAAGAAATCCATTTCTATCTTGTTATTAGTCTCAATAACGGTATTCCTGAATGGAGCACCGTATTTAGGTGGCATCTGCATTAACTTAACTCTATAATCTTTAGCTGTAACGGCACGATTCTGAGCACCCATATTATATTTCATAAGTGCTTTGATTTCTTCGGTAGAAGGTGCATCTTTGCCAGCAATAGCAGTAGATATATTGGTTACTGTCAATGATGTCAAAACCTTACCTCTAGTTGACCCATCTGTGTTTCCAGTATTTCCACCCCAATCAACGTTTGCAAGGGATATTTTATTAATAGCACCAGGACCTAGGTTAGTTGACACACCTCCACCAATTCTGTATAAAACATACATAGTCCAACCTTCTTTTGGTAGAATACCTAACATATTATTGTTTATCTGCATAGATGCTGCATAATCAGCGTATGTAGTTTGACCACTTGGTATTTCATCATATCCGTTTCCAGAACCAAATATAATTTTCATATAACCGTTATCGGTAAATTCTGTAATGAATTTCTGTGTCAATGGCTTCCATTTTCCTCGATAATACCTAGTAGTTCTAGCCGTAACGGTTTCGCCACTACCATCCTTTTGTATAATTTCTCTGTACTCATCATACAAATGAGGTTTATATATGTCGTTAATAACAAAATTGTCTATATTTGCTTCAGTACCAAATCTATATTGGTCAGCTAGTGAATCACACTCAAAAAAACGGTATGTCATTACAGCTTGGTCAGATATTCTATACTGCTCTTCGTCAATATAATACTCATATATTTCTGGATTAGTGCTAAAATCACTAGTTTCTTTAAAAATGATTGATTCTACATTTAAAACATTAGATTCTGGCAACACAATTTCCATAAATGGTTTTATATCATTTGAATACATCACTTTCTTGTAAATTTTAGTGATTCCGTTTATTGCAACACTAGACTTAGAGACGTTGTACCCAGTGATATTTCCGTTTCCGTCTCTAGCTGGCGTCATTTTTCTGTTTGAAAAACCATCCTTATTAAATTGTTCAGCAAAATTAATGTCTTCAGTAAGCTGAAAATTGTAATTTCCAGCAGAAACAATACTAGTGCTTTGAAGTATTGGTGCGTAATTCCAATTAGGTAAATGTATATTAGCTGAATCAGTAGGCAAAACACAACTGACCTCAATTTCACAGATTGAAGACTTACGTCCAGGTATCTTTAAACCATTAGCCCTAGCTTGATTTAAAACACTACTTTTAAGGTTGGCACTGTCAATATTGGTTTCTTGATACATCCTATCCGTATGATAGCTAAGACTATCGCCAACATCAGATACAAGGTCAATAAACCATGCGCCAACACTAGAATCGTTAAAATCATCCGCTAATTCTGGATAATATTGGTTTGAAAATTTTATTAGCTCGCTTTTAATTGATTCAAAATCACGAGCCAAATAATTGATTTTTTTAGAACTCATTTTTAATATAATTAATTAAAGATTCCTTATCTGTGTAAACTCCATCATAATTATATTCTGAATAATACAACACAGGAACATTATTTTCTTCACATAATTTCTTTTTCCTTTTATCTCTTTCTAATCTTTCCTTGAAGGACTCATCCCCTCCAAAATACTTAATGCTTTTAAAATGTTGTATTCCTTGGCATTCAATAGCAACGTTATATTTTGGTAAATAAAAATCTAAGTGTTGTTTTCCAAGCCACTTAAAATGCTTTTTACTAATATGCTCTATGTTATTAGCACTTAAAAACACCCTCAATTCTTTTTCTAATTTACTTTCATTACATATTGGGCATCCTTGTTTGCCGCTTAAATGGGCGTGTGGCGTAATCCAAAATTCTCCATGCTTATGACATATTATGCAAACTTTAGTTTCTGTGTTTACATATTCAACCTTACTGTAATCATATTTGTCACCATGTATTTTTATTCCTTCAGAAATAAAATCAAATTTGTCTTTCCTTTGAAAATCATGCGTTGAATTTTGTCCACACTTTTTACACCCATGACCGTTTAATAAATGGTAAGGCTTAATCTCAAAATCTCCGTGTATTGGGCAAGTAAGCCAAATTTTGTCATGAGAGTGCTTATAACAAACTAATGAATAATCATATTGTGGAAACAATAATTTGGCTCTACTAACAAATTTATCAGTAGAGCAAGTTCTTTTTTTACTCCTTTTCTCAATTCCACAATATTTACACATATGACCATTGAGGAAATCATTTGGTCTTACCCAAAATTCACCGTGAATTGGACAGATGATGCATACTTTTGTTTTATTGTTTACATACTCAACTTTCGAGTAATCGTTGTTTTTGTCTTCAATTAGTTTGGCTTTACTAATAAATTCATCTTTATCCATATTTTTATACTTGAATTACTACGCTATCATTAGTTACCTTATTACCCTCAGAAACGCTATAATCCAATCTTACATATATTTCTGATTCGTCTTGCTCGTTTTTAACAATCTGTATGTTATTAATATTGATGTTACTTGCCCATCTTTTAACAGATTCACTAACCTCATTTTTCACAGCCTCCCAAGTGGTTTGGTCATTAGGTTCAAATATGAACTTAATAAGGTCAGTTCCAAATTCTGGATTCCTAATTCTCTGCCCTTTAGGGGTAAAAACTATATGCATCAACTGACTTCTAACCTTATCTTTAACAGATTCGTTTACATCCAAATAAAATTTTTGAAACCCATCAGATGTAAACGGGTATTTTACACCAAAATATTGTCTCTTCGCCATATTAAAATTATTTCTCTATAAGTATTATAAATTATAATTTTTTATAA